GACAAGTACCTCGCCGCTCGGAACGCCACGGCCGCCAGCAATCGCGGGCTGCGTTTCAACAAGCTGATCCCGCCGGGGACCACCTGAATGGGAATCGTTTCGCTCATACGAACCGGCCGCTGGTCGCCTCCGAAGAAGGCGATTCAGGTCGTTCGCCCGCTCGCACGGGCGCGGTTTGACGCTGCCCAGACGAGCGACGATTCACGCCACTGGGCCAATGCCGACGCCCTCTCGGCCAACGCCGCTCTCGTGCCTGAAGTGCGGCGGCTTATTCGCAATCGCGCCCGGTACGAGCGGGCAAACAACGCCTACGTTCATGGCATCTGCGTCACGAAGTCCAACGATCTTATCGGCACCGGGCCGCGGGTGCAGCTCGTTACCGGCAACGCCGAGGCGGATCGGTCGATCAGCCGGGCGTTCTTCGATTGGTCGTGGTCAGTCCGCCTGGCTGACAAGCTCCGCACCGCCACCGAGGCCCGCGTCCTCGATGGCGAAGCGTTCGCGCTGTTCTTCACCAATCCACGCCTCGACTCGCGCGGCGTGCAGCTCGATCTACGGCTGATCGAGGCCGACCAAGTCGCCTCGCCGGCCTATCAGTGGGAACAGACGATCTCGCCGGACGGGTCGCTCGTGGACGGCGTCGAGCTTGACGTGTACGGGAACGTGATCGCGTTCCACGTCCTCAAGTCGCACCCCGGCTCCAACTACCTGATCGGCGTCAACGAGTACGACCGTGTCGACGCCGATCTCATGCTGCACTGGTTCCGGCCGACGCGCCCGGGCCAGCATCGCGGCCTCTCTGAACTGACACCATGCCTGCGGCTGACCGCGAACATGCGGCGGTACACGGAGGCCGTGATCCGCGCCGCCGAGATCGCTGCCGACCTTGCGGCGTTTGTGCATTCCAACTCGCCGGCCGCCCAGGTTGACGAGGTCGATCCGTTCGCCGCAATCGAGATCGAGAAGGGGACGCTGACCACGCTCCCCGAGGGCTGGGATATCTCCCAACTTAAGGCCGAACAGCCGACCAACACGCACCAAGCGTTCACGCGGACGATCCTCGGCGAGATCGCCCGCGGCGTGAATCTGCCCTACCACAAGGCGGCTTTCGACGCGAGTTCCTACAACTACTCGTCCGCTCGCCTGGACGGCCAACTCCACGAGCAAAACGTCCGCGTCGAGCGAGATGAGCTCGAGCGGGCGTGGCTCGACAGGATCTTCCGCGAGTGGCTTGACGAAGCGCTTCTCGTGCCTGACATGATCCCTGCCGGCCTGCCGCCGGCGTCCGAATGGAATTGGGCCTGGGTGTGGGATGGACGCGAAGGCGTCGACCCGAACAAAGAGGCCAACGCCACAGAAACGAAGCTGGCGACGCTCACCACCACGCTGGCAGACGAGTACGCCAAGCAGGGCAAGCAATGGGACGTGCAGCTTCGGCAGATCGCAGCCGAGCGGCAGTTGATGGCAGAGCTTGGCCTGACGATCGGCAATCGGCCGTCGCAGATCGTCGTTCCTCAGTCGGACGCAGTCAACGCTGCCGCCGTGCCGACGGTCGCGGCCGCCGAGTCCTACCAGCCGACCGCCGAGATGCGAGCAGAGGCCGAACGTGGCCTCGGATGGCGTCGTGAGTTCGGCCGCGGCGGAACAGAAGTCGGCGTCGCCCGTGCCCGCGACATCGCCAACGGTCGGCCGCTCTCGCTCGACACCGTCCAGCGGATGGCGAGCTACTTCGCACGGCACGAAGTCGACAAGCAGGGCCAAGGTTGGAGCCAGGGCGAGGACGGCTATCCGTCCGCCGGCCGCGTTGCCTGGGCGCTGTGGGGCGGCGACCCCGGTCAGGCGTTTGCCAATTCGATCACCGAGAGGGCCAACGCATGAGCAATCTCTCGCTCCGTTCCGCCGTTCAGTTCCTCCGCGCCGACGATCACGGTAGCGAGGGCGAAGGGCTTTCGACGCCGCGGATCCCGCGGTTTTCGATGGTCGGCTACACGGGCGGAATCATCCGCCAGGCGTGGAGCCGCGAGCCGATCGTCATCGATCTCGCCGGCATGACCGTGCCGTCGGTGATTCCGATCGTCTTCGGCCACGACTATTCGCTCGAGGCCGTCCTCGGTCAGGGCACCGGCACCGTCGGCAATCAACTCGTCATCGAAGGCGCGATCCTCTCCGTCTGCGAAGCCGCGATGCAGGTCGTTCAGCTCGGCGACCGCGGCTACCAGTGGCAGGCCAGCGTCGGAGCTGACGTTGACGAGGAGTACCTCGTCGCGTCCGGCGACACAGCACAAGTTAACGGGCAGACCTTCCGAGGGCCTGTCCGAATCGTAAAGCGCTCCACGCTGCGGGAGTGTTCGTTTGTAACCCTCGGGGCCGACGCAGCGACGGCCGTCACCATTACCGCCAAAACGGCGGGGGAGTCTCCTATGTCCGCAGAGACGCAGGCCGCCGTCGACGTGATGCCGACCGGCCCCGATGTTCAGCAGACCGATTCGATGCCGACCGGTCCTTCCGACGTGGCATCGGCCGCGCCGAAGGTCGATCTCGCTTCGATTCGTGCCGAGGTGGTCGCCGATGTCACCCGCGAGGTGAAGGCCACGCTCCTCAAGGATCTCCGCGACGTGCGCGGCGGGCCGGCGATCCACGCCAGCAAGCCGGCACTCGACGACGATCAGGTCACGATCGCCGCCATGCAGGTCGTCGGCGGGCTCGGCAAGCAGATCGAGGCCAAGTACGGCGATTCGCCGATGGTCGAGGCCGCCAACAAGCGGTCCCGCACGATCGGCCTTCAGGAAGTGCTCGTCAGTGCCGCTCGCAAGGGCGGTTATGACGGTGTCCACAAGGTCACGGCTGGGAACATCGGGGTGATTCTGCGGGCGGCTTTCGCCACCCACAACATCTCCAACATCCTCGCCGCGACCTACAACAAGTACCTCCTCAACGGCTTCGAGGCCGTCGAGTCGGTCTGGGATCAGATCTCGCTCGTTCGGCCGCTCAACGACCTGAAGGCCATCACCGGCGTTCGGCTCGACGGCGGATTCGTGTTCGACGAAGTGGCTGGCGACGGGCGGCTGAAGTCGGCTGATGCCGGCGACGCGACCCGCACGCTCCAGGCGAAGACCTACGGGCGGATCTCGTCCATCACTCGGGCTGACATCATCAACGACGACCTCGGGGCTCTGACGGCGGTTCCCCGCCGGCTCGGTCGCGGGGCGGCGTTGAAGTTCAACTCGGTGTTCTGGACCGAGTTCCAGGTGGGTGCGACTGCCAACGCCAGCTACTACCAGGGGGCGACCGCTGGTGCCGGCAATGCGATGGCGATCGGCTCGGTCGAGACTGCTTATGCGGCGTACCGGTCGCTGACCGATCCGGACAGCAACCCGCTCGGCATCACGCCGAAGATCCTGCTTGTTCCCGTCCAGCTTCGGATCACGGCCGACAAGATCCAAACTGGCAACACGCTCCTGGCCTCCTCGCTCGGCTCGACCTCGAGCCGCGTCGTCGAGCCCCAGGCCAACGTGCTCGCCGGGAAGTTCCAGATCGTCGATTCGGCCTACCTCACCTCGTCTACGACGTGGTGGCTGTGTGCTGATCCGAACGATCTGCCGGTGATGGAGGTGGGCTTCCTCAACGGTCAGCGGTCGCCGATTGTCGAGCAGGCGGAAGCCTCGTTCGACACCCTCGGCATCGAGGTCCGCGGGTACTTCGATTTCGGCGTTTCGAAGGCCGAGCCGCGGTCGTGCTACCGCATGGCGACATCCTGAGCCCTTCCAGCGTAATCCGTGCCCGGCGGGCCAGGGGTGTCCTGGCCCGCCGGGGTGACGCTCACCAAACACTCAAGACCAATGAGGCTTTTCGATGGCAACGCTCAAGCAAAACATCGGTGACAGTTGGGACTACACGCCGTCCACCGCGAAGGCGTTTGGCGACGTGGTGATCCTCGGGAAGGTCGTCGGTGTCGTCTCGCGGCCGATCGCCGCCAACGCCAAGGGCTCGATCAACGTCCGCGGCATCTTCACGTTCGACAAGGTGACCGGCGGCGCTCTCACCGCCGGCTCTGTGGCCTATCTGCACTCCAACCTCAAGGTCACGGGCTCCGCGACGACGACCGGCATCGCCGGCCTCGTGGCAGTCGATGCGGCTGCCGGTGACACGACGGTCGATGTGTCGATCAACCACGGCATGCTCTACGACTTGAACTCCACCGGCCCCGCCTGACGTTTATCCCGCAAGCCGCCGGCGGTCGCTCCTCCTCGAGCACCGCCGGCGGTCTTGTGCCTGCGAGGTGACCGATGGACATGCTCTCCGATGGTGCCGCGTGGCTCGCCGACCAGTTCGCTGCGTCGGCGTCGCTCACCGTGGCCTACAAGCGGGGCGCGAACTCGTCGCAGTTCGTCGCCACGATCGGGAAGAGCATGTTTGAGTCGAGCGGCCAGAACGGTGTCACGGAGCAGTGGGAGAGCCGCGATTACATCGTTAAGACGGCCGACCTGCCGTATGGCGAGCCGCTGCGTGGTGATCTGATCGTCGAGGACATCGGCGGCGTGTCGGTGTTCTATGAGGTCGCAGCGCCGAGGGGCGTGCCGCTGTTCCACTACGGCGATGCGTTCCAGCAGCTCGTCCGCGTCCACACGAAGCGAACGGACAAGGATCAGACGTACATCATCACCGACCAGGGCGAAGAGATCGTTGTCCCGCTGACCGCTCAAGGGTGACCGCATGCCGCTCTTTAAGCGTGTCGATCAACTGCCAGCGGCGACCGGCGTCACCGGCACCGACTACCTGATTCTCTCGCGGCCGTCCGGGCCGACGGGGACGGTTGGCACGCGGGCGGTGACGCTCTCGCAGATCCTGGCCCTCGCCACCGGCGGTAGCGGCAGCGTTGGTGCAACCGGGCCGACGGGTGCGCCGGGAGCCGCTTCGACGGTGACCGGGCCGACGGGCGTGGCTGGCAGCAACGGGGCGGCTGGGAGCAACGGTTCGGCCGGGGCCACCGGACCGACGGGCGCGCCTGGGGCGGCGGGCAGCAACGGAAGCGCCGGGGCGGCTGGTGCGACCGGCCCAACGGGCAGCCCTGGGGCGGCCGGCAGCAACGGTGCGGCGTCCACGGTCACCGGCCCGACCGGCGCGCCGGGGCAAGCCGGCAGCAACGGCACGAACGGAACCAACGGCACGAATGGGGCCGCAGGGGCCACTGGCCCGACCGGCCCCACAGGCATCGTCTTCAGCTACGGAACCGCCGCGCCGACCGGGGGCAATGCGGGTGATCTTTACCTCCGCTACTCGTGAGGCCGCGATGAACTTGTCCGCTCTCGCCACAAAGATCCGCGAGCCGCAATACGTTGGGCTCTCCGACCAGCTCCTGGCCGACGCTCTCAACGCTCTCCGCGTATCTATCCGCCGCCCGGTGCCGACCTGGCAAGTCCGTCAGACCGCAATCGAAGGCGGCTACTGGCCCGCCCTCGTCGAGGCTCGGGAATCGACCACGCCTGCGGTCAGGGCTCTCGCCATCACCGTGTTGGCGTGGATCGACGATCAGTCGGGCACGATCCAATCGGTCGATATGGACCGGCCCGCCGTCGTCAACATGCGGGCCGCGCTTGTCCAGGCGGGGATCTGTTCGCAGCCGCAGGCCGACGCGCTCTCCGCCCTGGCCGATGCGTCGATCCCGTGGACGGAGTCGGTGGGGCTCGGAGAGATCGGCATCGGCATGGTTATCAACGCTCGGAGGCTGACGAATGGCTGATCTGAAACTCTCCTACGGCACAGCGAGCGATCTGACGATCACGCTGGCATCGCTCGCCACCGACGCAAATCTGTTGACGGGCCGCGAGTCTGCCACCATCGACAACACATCCTCGCTCGTCCTTGACTATC